ATACTATACTTGTCGTTACGGGCAATAGCGCAGTTGGTTAGCGTACAAGTCTGGGGGACTTGGGGTCGGCGGTTCAAATCCGCCTTGCCCGATTTTTGTAACTCTATATCCAATATAGAATTATAAAATCTTAACTCCGCCAATCTATCACTTTAAATCTCTTTTTTTTAGGCACTGTCAACCAAACTGTCGACTAAAAATTTTAGTTGCAAAAAAGGAGATTACATGTCAAAAAAAGACTACCTTATTCTATCCGCAAGGAATGGGCGGCATTGTGCTGTAAAGTTTTTGAACTCTGCAACCGGTAAATACATGCCGGCTGTATCGCTTGGAACATCCAGTAAAAAAGAAGCTCAAAAAATTGTAATTGACTGGCTCAAAAACGGAATACCCGATAAAGGAAAAATCCAAGAGCTTGAAGCCCGGGATTATGTTTTTAACTTAATCAAAAGCGACACCTTTACTTTTAAACAGGCTGACGAGGTTTTGAAGCTTTTAAAGCTCCGGGGCTTTTTATCGGAAGATGTGCAGTTAAAAAATGCCTCCACGCCCTTACTGAAGGATTATGTCTCGGAGTTTTGGAACTTTGAAAAAAGCCTTTATGTAAAGGAAAAAAAGCTCCAGGGCGAGAAAATAGGCTTTTCACACTGCAAAAGCATGATACAGCTGGCAAGGAAGCACGCCTTTCCTGTGTTGGGAGATAAGCACTTGTCTGAGTTAAGTGTAGAAAAAATTAACGCTTTTCTTTTATCCTGCCAAGATAAGGGCCTTGCTTCAAGAACGATAAACAACATTTCTGTATCGATCGTAAAGCCGTTAAAGTTTGCTTACGAGAAAAAAATCATAAAAGAAGATTTTAACATATCCCTTTATAGGTTTTCGCTCCCCGGAAGGGAACGGGGAATATTAACCCGTGATGAAACTGCCCGTCTTTTTGCCGTGGAGTGGAAGGACAAAAAATCTTATCTAGCCTCGCTTTTGGCAAGTCAAACGGGGGCAAGACTCGGAGAAATTCAGGCCCTACGCAAAGACGACATAGGTCTTGACCGCCTGTTTATTCGGCACTCTTGGTCTGACATTGAGGGCTTAAAGTCCACTAAGACAGGGGATAGCCGTGTAGTGCCTTTAATGCCTGAAATGCGGAAAGCTCTTTTAAACCTCGTAGACTCTGATAGTAACCCATGGAGAAGCTCCGATAATCCTTTTATTTTTTGGTCTGCAAAACCTTCAATACCTATCCATAGGCACACTTTAAACGATGCCTTTAAAGAGGCCTTATCTCAAATAGGAATAGATGAAGCCGAGAGGAAAGAACGTAACATCGTCTTTCACTCTTGGAGGCACTATGTAGCGACTTATCTAGCCAATAATGTTAAAAAGCGTACCGGAATGGGAATTACAGGCCACAAGGACGAAAGGACTTTTGACGGCTACTCGGATCATGAAGTAGACACCGATTTTAATGAAAAAATGGAAGCCTTAAAAGGCTTGGTAAATTATAAGCCGCCCCAACAAAAAAGAGAAAAAATCAAATTTTCATAAAAAAAAGCCCCGGAGTTGTTGTTTTAATTCCGGGGCTTTTTCTTTATTTAAATAAATCTATTCTTCTACTCCCTATTTCTATGCATCCACGCAATTACACGGCCCTCAATTTTAAAACTTGCTGAGTATTCCTCGCCAATTTTTTGTATTTCATAAAGCGGATTATCGCTTATAAGTTTAACCCATTTTCCGAGCGGATCGAACTCCAACCGCTTAACAAAGGCCTTATTATCTACTGTAATGACAAAAATCCCGTTGCCTTCCTTTCTTTCGGGAGAAAAAAAGACAATATCTCCATCAAATATTTTAGATCCTATCATGCTGTCTCCTACTGCTGCAATAGCGAAGACCTGTTCAGGCTTATACGGAGCAATAAGCGATTTTAACACGGGGATAAGCTCAAAGTTATCGTAAGCTTCAAAAATGCGGCCGTATCCTACACTGGCTCCGGAAGGAATGAAAGGAATCATAGCAACCTTATCATCTGATGATTCGGCCTTTTTGTCTATGTACATCTCTCCAAGCCCCTCTTTTAGCCATTCTATATTAAATCCCAAGTCCCCCAGTTTTAAATAAACATCTTCTGGTATTTCTGATCTTCCTGTTTCATAATTAGCCCAAGCGGTTTGAGTTTTGTTGAATTTTTTACCCATACCTTCTTGTGTTTCATGCAAAGTCTGCCTAATCGTCTTTAGGCGGTCTTTTTCTTGATTTTTTTCCATAAAACCTCTTTTTTTACATAATTTTATGTATTTATACATAAAACCTCTTGACAATACATAAAATTATGTATATACTACAAACAGAAAGCGGGACAGAGCTTTTCCAAGACCTGATAAGGTCGGGGTTTAATCTCCTTTGGCTCTAGCCTGCTTTCTACCTAGACAAATGAACTCGGCCCCTCAGCAATCTTTAAATTCTGTTGACGGCGGGGGCTTGAGTTCTCTTAAAGGTTATCGGCACGAGGTGTGCAAAATTTGAATAAGGCCGCTAGATGTTGTCTAGCTCTTTTTCAATGTCTTTGAGAAGGCTCCTGATTCGGTCTATAGACGGCTTAAAATCCGATTTTTCATCCGATACAAGGCTTTCAAGAGGAACGCCGAGGTTTTGAGCTATCGTATAGGCTTGAAAAACATCGGGTAATTGATTGGAGGCTATCCAAGTTTCGATTGAACGAGATGAAAAGCCGCATTTTAAGGCTAAGCCTCTTTGTGTTGTATTTGACCGTTTAATCAGTGTTTTGATGTTATCCCAAAAAACAGAGGTATTCATACACTAATTATCGGGGAAAATAAAAAAAAATACAGAAAAAACTGTAAAAACCTATTGACATTTACGGTTATCACTGTATAATAAAGATATAAACTACAGTAAAAACTGTAATTTATATAATATTGTATAAAGCACCCGAGAAAAATTCCGCAATCTTTTCTTGGCTGCTTTTGGCAGCTAAACGAAAAGCCCAAAAAATGAGTATTGCGGTAAGTCTCCCACGACTTAACTCATTTTAGGGCTTTTTTTATATCTTCCTGAAAAAACAGGAAAAGGAGATTTTATGGAGAAGGTAACTCTACAAACCTTAAACCGCGGGGCCGTTGTTGACCTGTTCGATGCCGAGCTTGAAAAGGTACTTTCTAACATTGCGGATGAGAACACCAACCCGACAACTGTACGAAGTATCACAATCAAGCTTGACATTAAGCCCGGTAAATCCCGCAGGGAAGCAGATACTAAGCTATCTGTAACATCGAAGCTCGCAAGCCTTAAGCCGGCTGAGTCTATCATGTTTTTTGATATTGAAAACGGCAAGATAGACGCTTACGAGGACAACCCAAAACAAGAAGCCCTGGATTTTCAAACAGGCGAAGTTAAAGCTATAGGAGGCTAAATATGGATTTAACAAAAGAAGCTATCGATAAAATTGAAAATTTAGTAACTCAATCGGTGGTTGTTGAAGTTGACGGTAAAAAGATGAGCACAAGGGATTTGTATCCTGTTGCTTTTGAGGCGGTTGCCCATCCCTTAAACGTTTCAAGCTTAACCGGCTTTGTTGATTTTGTAAATAGAAACATTGACAAACTGGATTTAAACGCTAACTACATTGCTGTTGTGACTGATGTATATAAGGTTTCTTTAACATCTGCTCTTTTGGGAATTAGAAAAAACAGGGAGATTTTAATAGATGCCGTTCTTGATAGCCGCATGGAAAGCTTCCCTTTTGGGCGTTTTTTGCCTCAAGAAGATTTCATCATAAAGCTTCATTCCCTTTTCCAGAAAAAAGAAAACGACGACTTCGAGTATGTGTCTGCCCTTGTTTCAAAAATCAAACAAGCCGACTCTGCAGATACTGAAGATGACGGCATTACCCAAAATATTACCGTTAAAAGGGGCGTTTCCGGGGCTCTTGTCGGCAAAGAAAATGTTAAGCCTATTGTCCGTCTTTCTCCTTATCGCACTTTCCGCGAAATTGAACAGCCTGAAAGTCAATTTCTACTTAGGATTAAGACTGAAGACGGGATACCGTATGTTGCTCTTTTTGAAGCTGACGGAGGTCAATGGAGGAACGAGGCAAGAACGGCTATAGCAGAGTTCTTAAAGGCGAATATTAAAGTTTCTGTAATTGCTTAAAAAGTTTTTTTAGTGCTGCAAAGGGTTAGGCCTTGCTTCTCGGTTCAATTCCGGGGCAGCACAAGAGGCGGATCATCCGCCTACACTGACAGCCGGAAAAAGACGGCAAAAGGAGATTTAAACGTGATAACTCTTGGCGGAGTTGACTACTACAGTATTCAGGAGGCGGCGGATCGGCTGAATGTATCTTATGACTACCTTTTAAAGAAAAAAAGGCAAATCGGGTATATTCAAGAGAAGCCCGGCTCTCCTGTTTGGTTGGCCTCGACGGCTTTAGAGGCCTTTTTAAAAAAATTTGAAGTTGTACCTAAAACAATGTATACGCTTCAAGAAAAATAAATCAATAGGTGTCTTTTTCGTCTATTTAAAAAGCCTATCGGAATTGGCACCTATTATATTAGGGAGTAAATAAAAAAAATGTATGAAAAACTTTTTAATCAACTGGATAAAATCCATTCTATAGCCATTAAAGGCCCTGTAAACGATGAGCCTTTAAAAGTTATATCGGAGATTGTCGCAGAAATTTGCATCGCAAAACAAATGCTTAAAGAATCAAGCACTATTAAAGACTGCTCAAAGTCTTGCGATTCTTGCTCTTGCGATAAGGGGGAATAAATGAACGAATTAACAACGGTAAAAAAAGAAGTTGCTATGTCCTTTGATGACCAAATGAAGATGGCCGAGGTTATGGCAAAATCGGGGCTTTTGCCGAAAGCCCTGGACACAAAAGAAAAGGTGTTTATAGCTTTACAATGGGGCGTTGAATTGGGGCTTACTCCAATGGCAGCAGCGACCAACATAGCCGTAATAAACGGCAAGCCGACTTTATCGGCCGACATCATGCATGCAATCGTAAGGAACAACCCGGAGTATGCCGGGGCCGAATGGAAGAAGCAGGATGGGCAAGCCGCCGAGGTTTTGGTAAAGCGTAAGAACGCTAACATGACGGAAACTTTCCGGGGCTATTATGATATAGAAATGGCCAAAAGGGCTAACCTTTTAAGTAAAGAGAACTGGAGGGTTTATCCCGCCCGAATGTTGAAGCACAGAGCCTTGTCCTTTGCTTTACGGGACGCTTTCCCCGATGTCTTGGCAGGTCTTTATAGTCCTGATGAATTATCGGGAGATAATCAGCTCGCTCAAAATCAAAAGCAAGGAAACTATCAAACTTACGAAATGGCAGAAAAAACGGAGCCAGAGCAAGAAGCAACGCTTAAGCCTTCAGGGGCGGAGCCTTGTACAAATCCGGTTCAGGAAAACGAAAAGAGCCCTGAAGACTTTTACAGGGAAGGCACAGCTAATCTTTTAGCTACGGCCGCAAAGCTCGGCGAGAGCTTACCGGAATCAATACACGCTCATTATGCAAAAAAAATAGCCGAATTAAAACTAATCAAAAATCCGGAAAAACGATTTTTTGATACAAAAGAACTCGTTGAGCTTTTACAAAAAGAAGTAGAGCACCTAGAGGCCGACAAACAGCCTCAGAGTGAAATATTTTAAAGCGTGGTTGTCAGCTTTTAGTTGATGACCACTAAAAAGGAGAAAGAAAAAATGAAACAACTTTATCTATGCGGTGCTATAACTAAAAATCCGAATTACAAAACGGATTTTGAAAATGCACGCAAAAGACTTATTGAAGCCGATTACGGCGTAATATCGCCCGTAATATTTTGCAAAGAAGACTGGAGTTGGAATAAATGTATAAGAAAATGTCTTGCGGTTATTGCAAAGAATGAAAACTTATCAATTGCATTGATTGAAAGTGAGCACGAATCAAAGGGGCGAGATTTAGAACTATCAATAGCCAAAGCTCTCGGCCTTGAAATTAAAACTGTTAATGAATGGGTTGAGGTGTAGAAATGAAATTTGATAAGAATCGTATTTATACAGCAGTTAATGCCGATGAATTGCCTATAGGCAGCAAGTGCATTTTTGCAGACTCGGTTTATGAATTATATGAGAGGTTTAAAGATAAAGATGTAGAGTCGTATATTTGGAACCTTACGGGAATTTCGACTGCTAGCCATATAGACCGCTTTGAGGCTGATAAAACTAATTATTGTTTAGCCTATCTCATCGAAACACCAGCCGAACCTAAGTACAAGCCGTTTGAAGATATTGATAAAGCAAGAGAGGCTATCAATAAGCACGGTGGCTGGGTAAGCCACCGAGATTGCAAAAATTATTTTTTTATAACCGGTTATCTTCCCCATTTAAACGAAGGGATTGGTATTTGCATCGGCCTTGTTTGGCACACTCTACAAGAGTTATATGATGATTTTATTTTTACCGACGATAGAACACCTTGCGGGGAATTAGTGGAGGAGTAGATGACTGATATTGATTTTACTATTATAGAGCAAGAAGACAACGATAGCATTTTTCCTAAATTAATAATAAAAGTAAAGCCTGTTCTTTATACACATTATGATCCTATATCTGATACCTTTGATTCGATTAAATGTTTTTGTCCCATTTGTAATGTTGCAAACAGAGGAAAAAAACTATCTCCTTATCACAGCAGAATAGCTCAATGCCCTCAGTGCGGTGTTAATTTAGATTGGGAAGAATATGAAGAAAAATGTAAGGGGTTGGGTATATGACCTACCTATCCGTATGTTCAGGCATAGAAGCTGCAACAGTCGCATGGGAGCCGTTAGGATTTAAGCCTATAGGTTTTGCAGAAATAGAACCGTTCCCTTGCGAATTGTTGAAGCAAAAATACCCGAATGTAAAAAATTACGGAGATATTACGCAATATGAAAAATGGAACATTGGAAAATTTGACCTTATGGTCGGGGGAACACCTTGCCAACCTTTCAGTATTGCAGGTAAGCGAGGCGGAACCGATGACATTCGAGGACGGCTCATGTATTCCTATTTGGACATTGTGGGAAAATATAAACCGCAGTGGATTATATGGGAGAATGTCCCCGGCGTTTTATCCTCGAACAGCGGATATGATTTTGCGAACTTCCTCGGCAGTTTGGAAAAATGCGGGTATGGGTGGGCTTACCGGGTGCTTGACGCACAGTATTTCGGAGTACCCCAACGCCGTCGTAGAGTCTTCGTTGTCGGACATTCTAATAATAGAACAGACCTTGCCGCAAAAGTATTATTTGAGCCGGAAGAACATAGAGTTTCTTTTAAGGCGGGCGATGGCGAAAAAAAAGAAATTACCAGAACGCTTGCTACAGGTTTTGGAGAACGGGGCTTTGACTGCGATACAATCTTAACCAATCAATTCGCCGTTGAAAGCTATACGCTGTCTTCTTTTGCTCAATATAAAGAGGGCGTAGGGACGTTGAAAGCAAGCGGCGGAGACTTCGGCGGCGGGAGTGAAACGATAATTAAAGAAGGGGAAAGTATACGCCGTCTTACTCCGCTTGAATGTGAACGCTTACAGGGTTTTCCTGATAATTACACAAAAATTGAGTGGAAAGGAAGATCAAAAGACCAATGTCCAGACAGCCACCGCTATAAAGCAATCGGCAACAGCATGGCGGTTCCGATAATGAGGTGGATTGGAGAAAGGATTAAAAGGATAGAGGGAGAAACAAAATGAATCAAAAAGAAATATTTAATCTTTTAACAAAAACTGTAGGTCAAGCAAATATACTGACAATACCTACTTTATTTTTAAAAAAATTGAATGGCAATCATGCAGCAGCCTTGTTTTTATCACAGCTTATTTATTGGACCGATAAAACACAAGACGGCTGGATTTTTAAAAGCTATTCTGATTGGGAAAATGAAATTTTTGTTAAAGAAAAAAAATTAAGAGAAATAAAAAAGGAACTTGAGGAGCTAGGCTTAATTGAAACTAAAATTCAAAAAGCTTATGGCGTACCTACCGTTCATTACAGAGTAAATCAAGACGCTTTAATAAATTTTTTGCTCTGCGATGATCCTGAAAAAAAATGCAATGAACCCGAAACGGCGGAAACGAAACCGCCAAAATTGCCGAATGGAAACGGTCAAGATGACGGTTCCGATACCGTCAAAATGACCGAAACGAAACCGCCAAAATCGCCGAAACCTATTAGTAACATAGACTACAACAGAGATTACAACATAGACTACACAAATTCTCCGCAAAGCGGGGAGGAGCCGCTAAAGCGTAAAATCAAAAAGCCGCCTTTAAGACTTCGAGAGCCTGACAATGATTTAGAGGTTGTGGAAAAAGAGTATTTAAAAAACTGGGATAAGCTTTTTAATTCAGGAAAAGTTAAAACAAGTGAGCCGTTTATTAACTGGATTCAATCCAGAGCATTGCTTAAAAAACTTTTAGAAAAATTAAAACCTGAAGACATAGCAAAAGTTTTAGCGATTGCGGCGGAAGATAATTTTATTTTATCTAGCGGCTATAATTTAAACACTATTTTGTCTGCTAATGTTTTAAATAGGCTTTTAAATGCCCATGTAAAAACTCCGGAGGCGAGGCAAAGTCCTTACAGAAAATCTGCCGAGATTGCCAGTGATAGAATTAAACCGGGGGCATATTTATGATTCCTAAAAACTTACCCCTTAGCATGAGGGAGCAACTTTTAAAGCTAGGTAATCTTTGTATTCAGGCTGATTCCGAAATTCAAAAAAAAGAAATAGCCCGCTTAAAACAAGAGCTTGATATTCAAATTGCCACAAACAAGCAAAATGCCGAAATTCCTGAAAGATTGCAGGAAGCTGCTTTTAGTAATTATTTTACACCGAATGAAGATTTAAAAGCGGTTGATGATTTAAAAGATTTTGTAAAAAGTTTTATTGCTAGAAAAAATCATGGAATAAAGAGCTTTGACACAATAATAATTCTAGGCGGTAATGGGACGGGGAAAACACACTTGAGTATAGCAATTTTAAAAGAATTGAATTACAACGGGCTGTATATGGCAAGTAATATACTTTGCATGCGTCTTATTAGATCAAGAGCTTTTAAAGCTGCAAAAGATGAGGAGGCTTTAATCAGAGAATATGCGAGTGTTCCTTTTTTAATTATTGATGAGGTCGGGAGAGCTAGAGACTTAGAAACTGAACAGCACGCTATTTTTGATATTTTAAATATTCGTTATGAAAAAAAATTACCTACCTGCTTAATAAGCAATAAGGAAAGACAGAATTTTCAAGATTATTTAGGCTCGGCCGTAATGGACCGCATAAGCGAAAATTATATTTTTGTAGAATTAAAAGCACCGTCTTACAGACGCACGCAATCGCAAAGTAAACATATAGACGCTATTGCTAATTAAATAAAGAGGAGCATTAATACTATGGATTTTTTTATTCAAGCTGTTATTTGGACATACAAAGTAATCGCCGCAATTTACTTTTTATCTGTTTTAGTAAAATTAAATAACTTGTTAGACAGAAAAGGGAAATGAAGGGAATACACAATCAAGCATTTTTAATTGCACAAGAGAATTATTTTTTAACAGGTCAAGAAGTTTATTTGAACGAAATATACAACATTGTTTATAATTTAGCACAACGCTATATAATAAACTATGGCAAGAATAAAGGAGTCTACATTCAGAATGTAGAAGATAAAGCACATGACGTAGCTTCTATAATTATTGAACGAAAGTTTATAAGAAAAGTTGGTAAGCCTATAGATAAACTTACCAGCTATATTTATAAAGACTGCTGTCATGAAATAGTTAAAGATGCAAAGTATGAAAGGATGATGAATGGCTGTACAGAAATATTATTGTAAATGGCAAGGTTGCAAAACTTTACTTGATGGTCCGGGTTATTGTTTAAAACATAAACCTATGGTAGAGGAGCGGGAAGCAGCACGCACGGAGAAAAGAATAAATAATTTTAAAAATGCAAAACGAACTAATTATTTATTTTATAAAACAAAAGAATGGCAAAAATTGAGAGCTAAGATTTTAAAAGAACAAAAACAATGCGTGTTGTGTGGTCGTAATAAATTATTACATGTTGATCACATAATACCGCCCAGAGGAGACAGAGATTTATTTTTTAACATAAATAATTTACAAGTTTTATGTGAAAGCTGCCATAGAATTAAAACGGCAAAAGAAATAAACGGACAAAAAAAATCTAAAGAAAAAATAAGAGAATGGTTAAAAGGATATTTACAGGGTTAAATTATTAACCCTATACCCCCTTTAGGTTAAAAAAGGACTTTTTACATAGAACACCCCCCTAGAAGTCCGGTTTATGTCTGTGCAAAAATCCCGTTTTTTTATAGCTGGGGTAAAACTAAAATGGAAAAGGTAAACAAATGGCAACACGAGGACGGCCAAGAAAGAGCACCGAGCAGCACAAATTAGACGGCACTTATCAAGAATGTAGACACGGGAACAATGCAGATGTTTTAATTTCCACAATTTTATCTGTTCCAAAAAAAATAGAAGTTCCGGAAAAAATAAAAAACTTAAAAAATAAAACTATTGAAACCCTTTTTAAAAAACATGTTGACATGCTTATAAGTTTAAAATCTATTTATGAAGTGGACATCCCCGAACTCATCCATCTTTATTTAATATTAAATGATATTTACAAACTAAGAGAAGCTCTGGAGGAAGTTGATCTTAATAAAAATTTTTTCTTATATGAAAAAATGCAAAAGTTATTTTTAAAACAGATTAGCTCTTTCAATGTTTTAGGAAGTAAATTTTATTTGACACCGCAGGTTAGGGCGCAAATGAGATTGAACGATTTACAGGAATTAAACGAAACTTTAAAACTGGAAGAAAAATTAAAAGTGGCCGAGAAGAACCCGGTACAAAAACTTATAAATAAAAAGAAGAATTAAAAATGAGAAGTGAAAAGGAAGTAAAAGATTTAGTTTTGAATTACTGTAAAGATATAAAACAAGAAAAAATAAAATCTTGTGTTTATATAAAACTTGCAATAAAACGATTTGAATCAATGCTTAAAAAAGCACCTGATGGCTATATTGCAAACTGGGGAAAATTAACGGAGGTTATAAACTTTGCCGAAAGCCTTTTTATTCCTGATATAAATAAAAACCTTTGTCTTCTTCCTTGGCAAGTTTTTGCTTATGCAGGTATTTATCTTTTTACTAAAAAAGAAAACGACAACGCTTTTTTGACTCAAATAGCTTATATAGAAGTTGCCAGAAAAAACAGTAAGACTACATCTATTTTATTTCCCGCAATTCTTTATAATTTTTTAGCAACTGAAAACGCCGAAAGTTATTTTTTTTCAGGAGATGAAAAACAAGCAAAAAAAACCTTTGAAGAGATAACACAAATAGTAAAACAATCTAAAGAATTAAATTCAGTTTGTAAATGCTGGTCAAGTTCTATTGTTTTTAAAAATAGCCGGATAAGTTTTTTTACATCAGGAACAAAAAAAATTGATAGTTATAAAAACAGCTTTGCTGTATTGGACGAATATCATGAATATTTAACAGATAAGCCCTTACAAGCAAGCTTGCAGGGAATGAGGGCAAGGAAGCAAGGGGGACAAGTGCTAATAATTACAACGGCAGGATTAAATGTTACTCTTCCTTGTTATTATGAAAGCATGGAAGCAAAAAGCATGCTTCAAGGTATAAACAAAAATGATCCCGCTTATTTTGCACTTATTTACACAATAGATAAAGACGATGACTGGAAAGATGCCGCTAATTTGGAAAAAGCAAATCCTAGTATCGATTTAATAACAAATAGAAAACTTCTTGAACAAGACTTAGAGAGGGCCATTAAACGGCCTAGCACTCAAGCTAACTTTTTAGCTAAGACTTATAATATATGGCGCAACGCTATGGGCTCTAACTGGATCCCGCCTGAAGTATGGATCAAGCAAAAAAACAAGACATCTGATTATAAAAATAAAAATGCCGTAGGAGCTATAGACCTTTCGAGCATAAGAGACTTAACCGTATTTACTTTATACTGGGAGGATAAAGGCTCTATCTTTGCTTTTCATAAAGTTTATATTCCGGAAGAAACACTAATAGAGCGGATCCAAAAAGAGAACATCGGCTATGCTCAATGGGTTGAATCCGGCATTGTAACGGTAACACCCGGAGCAACTATCGATTATGATTTTTTAATAAAAGACATTGTAAGCATAAGTAAGGAATGTCAATTAAGTAAGATCGCCTATGATCCTTGGCACGCTCAAAGTCTTATAAAGGATTTGGAAAAAGAGCTTCCTGCTGATGTTTCACTAATAGAATTTAAGCAAAATTTAGCTAGCATTTCAGAACCTTCTAAACTTTTTGAAAAAAATATCCTTGATAAAAAAATAGTCGATAAAAACCCTGTCATGGCATGGGCTTTGAGCAATGTGGTTATTAAAGCGGATGTAAACGGTAACATAAAACCGTTAAAACTCAATGAAGGGGCAAAAATAGATCCGGTAATAACCTCGATAATGGCTCACTATCTTTTAATAAACGGAAAGGACGAAAAAAATAAAAAATATACGGCCGCAGACCTCTTAAAAGCCTTATAAGTCCACCTATTATAGTGAGTAGATAACATGAAAATAAATAATAAAACTGAAATTTTAAAAGGCGATTGTACTCTTCTTTTACAAAATATCCCAAGAGAAAGCGTTGATGCAATTATTACAGACCCGCCTTATTTGTATTTAAAAAATAAAAAACTGGATAAGCCTTTTAATGAAGATGTCTTTTTTAATGAAGCAAAACGGGTATTAAAAACATCGGGCTTTATTGTAATGTTCGGCAGGGGCTCCGCTTTTTACCGTTGGAACACACGCCTTGCCGATTTAGGCTTTATTTTTAAAGAAGAAATTATATGGAACAAAGTACAAACTACCAGCCCTTTACTCCCTCTTAATCGCATTCACGAGACAATCAGTATTCATTGTAAATGTAACGGGAAAATCAACAAGGTGAGGGTTCCCTATTTAGAGATGAAAGGACACGACATAGGTGCAATAAAAACAGACATTAAGCGGCTTCTTAGTGTTCTTAGCAATAGGAAGTCTTTAGAAGCTGTAAATACATACTTAACAACGCTTGAAAAAGCCCCTTTATTGGATAGGTGTGTAAAAGCAAAACATTTTACATCACATACGGGTATAATCAATGGGTGTGATAGGTCTGTTTCTACAATTGACATGCTAGGGCGTGGATTACGAGAAAAAACGATAATAGATTTTAACACTGAAAAATATGTTTCAAAACATACAATCACAACATCACGGCGTATGAAAAATGCAGACAGAGGTTATTTAACAATGAAAAATGTTATAGAAGGCTTGAAAGAAAAATCGATAATGCAGCAAAGCCGCGAGCATTATACCATGCAACATCCGACACAAAAACCCGTACGCCTTATAGAACGTCTTATGCAGCTTGTTACAAAAGAAGGGGACATTGTCATAGACCCTTTTATGGGTTCAGGTTCAACAGGATTAGCGGCGATAAATCTAAACCGCCAATTTATCGGTATGGAGCTAGATAATGAGTATTTTTGTATTGCCAAAACGAGGCTTGAAAATGCCATAAAAGAAAAACAACAAGATTTATTCTATGAAAATAAAGAGGTGGTAAAACAATGAATATATTTAACTTTTTTAAAAACAAGCAAAACACGCAAAAAAGAGGTAATCCGCTGGTAAACTATACCCTTCATTCAATACCGACTTTAGCGAGCGTGTTATCAGGTCCGGAAGATGACGGTATAGGAGCAATAGACTTAATAGCTTCTTATTTTGCAAGTCTTTCATTAAAAGTTTATTCGGCTAAAAATAATAAAACAATAGACGATCACTGGCTGGCAGCTTTAATTAAAAATCCGAACATGGACGATGCTCAGTTTAATTTTTTCTATCAAATAGCCTACGACTATTTGAATGAAGGGAATGTTTATATTTACATTTACATAGATAGAGCATCAGGAAAGCCGACATCTTTTTTTAGACTGCCGCCTAATGAAGTTACGGTTTACAGAAACGATAGCCGTCATAAAATATTCAGACATAAAGACAAAGAATACACGGCTAAAAATATCATTCACATTCCTAGCCGTTTTTCTTTTGACGGAACGACCGGAAAAAGTATTTTTAAAAAACACGCTGCAACATTTGACACATTTAGCGATTTAAATTCTCAATTAAAAAAATCGGCGACTAATTTTGCCGTAGAAGGAGACCGCCCCGTGTTGGACATCTCCGAAGCCTTTGACAGTGTTACAGATGAGCAGGCGGACGCTTTCCGTGATAAGTTTATACGGGAATATTCCGGTGTTGAAAATGTATCTAAGCCAGTTGTTTTGAAAAAAGGCTTTAAACTTACAAGTTTAAAAGGTGCACCTTTAAGCCAAAGAGAGCAACAATTTTTTGAAAATCGCAAAGAACAAAAAGAAATAATAAACGACATCTTCGGTGTTCCGAAAGGGTTTAACGGAGGGGAAACCTCGCTAGACCTTGAGGCTTTGCATATTCTTTTTCTCGGAAACGCAATCCGCCCTATAGCTTTAACGGTTGCCCAGTATTTTAATAAACTTTTAGATCGTTTCGATTTTGGCAAAACTTATGTTAAGTTTAACTTTAATTCTCTTTTAAGGACAAGCCTACAATCTAGGATTGATTCTTATTCTAAGCAATTAGGGAATGGAATTTTAACACCGAATGAGATAAGAGGAATGGAAGGACTGCCGCCAACTCTTGACGATGCTGGTGATAATCTCTTTATTCCGGCCAATCTCTTGCCTCTTAAAAAAGACATAGTAGATTCATTCCTTGCAAGTTCACGATTAAAGCTGGTCGAACTTGAAAATCAAGGGGAAAATGCAGGAAAAGAAGAAAAACTTTTGAATTTAGGCGATGACAAGAAGTAAAAGTCCACCTATTATAGTGAAAGGGTAAAAAGAATGAAAGATAAAAAAACTTTATATTTAAAAGACATTAAACTTAGGACAGAGCAATCCGAAGAGGGAAAGAAATTCTTAATAGGATTAATTCCTTACAATTCGGAAGGCTCGAGCATGTCGGGCTTTTATAAAGAAGTAATAACAAACACGGCATTTAATCAAAGCTTAAACAGCAAAAGGCGGATAGTTGCTTTAAAAAATCATAATGACGATTATCCGTTGGGAAACACTGAAGCAGGGACACTGTCCTTAACCTCCACAAAAGAAGGACTGGAGTGTCGTTGTGAACTTCCTAGCACCTCTTTTGCAAATGACTTGATAGTCTCTGTTGAGCGTGGAGACTGTACCGGTATGAGTTTTGGATTTATTCCCGTAAAAGAGGACGAAAAAGACGGCATAGTCTATCTTCGAGAAGTCAAGCTTTTAGAAGTTTCTTACGGGGTAGTTTTTCCCTTTTACCCTGAAGCCACCGCAAGCGTGGACATGAGAAGCGCAATTAAAAATGTACAAAACCTATTATTTAAAAGAGGTAATGGAATGGATAAAGAAGTACTAGCTTTATTAAAGCAGCTTACCAGTGATTTGCAAAAAATCATAACAGAGTCCGAAGGCGGCAGCGCTGATGAAAACACGGAGCCAGCTCCTGACAACAAAACAGCGGCACAAGCTCAAGAGCCAAAAAAGGATGATGCCGAAAACACGGCATCTAGCGACGATGAAGAAAAAAAGAAAAAAGAGGACGAGGAGCGAGCTTTAAAAATAAAAAAAGAACGCACAGCCCTCTTACAGAGATTGGATTTAATCTCTCTTTAATTTTTAAACAGGAGTTTTATCATGAATAAGGAAGAATTCAAAAAAAGAAAAGCCGAGCTTGAAGAAAAGCGTAAGGCTTTATCTTTAAAAATCGAAAAAGGCGAAATCTCGACAGAAGACGCCGAAAAAGAAATAGCGGAGCTTAAAGCCCGTAAAGCCGAGCTTGATCAGGAGATTGCCCGAGCAGAAAGCCCCGACACAACCGAGACAAGAACAGCTTTTGACTTTTCGGAAGTTACGAACGCTTTAATCGAAAAGCGGGCTATTACAATTCCTACCGAGTTGGGCGGTCAAGCCTTAATAGGTCAAATTGTAGAAGAGATGAAAGCAAAGACACCGCTTTTAAATCTTGTGTCGGTTTATACAGGCACAAACGCAAAGACGACAATTCCGCTCCTTTATCCGGGCTTGGCAGCCCCTGCAGGAAGCGAGGAAGGCACAAAAACTATCACTGAGGATAGCACCGCCAAACTTGACGCCGTTGAAATCTTGCCGAGGCCCTTCGTGGCTCTTTTGCCGGTCTCAATGGAAACAATCAAATTTGACAAAGTGGGTTTTGCTCAAAAACTTCCCAGCCTCTTTGCCGAGGCCTTTGCTCAGTGCTATCATAAACAAATAATTTCGGGCCGAGGAGATTCACAAAAAGAATTCGAAGGCTTAAGCTCTTTGACGTTTAAGGCTGATAAAACAATCACCGCAGGAGCAAGCGGCAAGGTTACAGTTATGGATCTTGCGAGTCTCGCTCTGGAGATTGCCGACAAAACCGACTCAGGCTATATAATCTTGAATCCCGCAATTTACTCCAAGATTTTGGCTGATAGTCCTGAAAAAGATTTATCGGCCGTCTACCTTAAAACCTTGATTGAAACAAAATCAATCGAAGGGGTTAAGGTTATCTTAACAAGCCACATGTTAAAAGACAGTGCAGGCGGTAAGGTGGTCGCTATTGCCGGGGATTTGAAAAAATTCGGAATGGGAATAGCCGGAGACATCGACATCACGCCTAAAGCAAAGGTAGGAGACACAAACGTCTACTTTGAAGCCGTTATGCACGCAAATGGTAAGCCGATCATAAACGACTTCTACGCCTTAAAAGCTAAAGCCTAAAAACAAAACGAAAAGCCTTGCCTAAAAAGGCAGGGCTTTTTTATAAAGGATAAAAATTATGGAAAATAAATTTATAAGTTTAGCCCTTTTTTCCTCTTACCTAAAAGTTGATGATCCCAACTCCTCCGAGCTTTTCAATTTATATTTAAACTCGGCTCAAGGGATTATAGAAAAATATATCGGGTATTCTTTGGAAGAAAAAATATATACACGTGGGAAAATAGGCGGAGCGACATATATAGAAGCCGAAGCGGTTAATGTTTCGGAACTTAAAATAAACGGGGAAACAACAAAGATATTAAAGCAAAGTGTAAATATTGTTTTAATACAAAATATCAGCCCCGATGAAATACACACAATCGAATATAAAGCAGGCTTTAAGCCTGATAATATACCGGACATCATAAGGCTTACTATGATGAGAATAGCGGCCCTTATGGTAAGTGAAGAAGGCGGAGACATCGCAATCACAGGCAAGAACTTTGGAGCAGACGGAGGCCGAACCTTTATAGCAACTAGGGATTATTCCAAAATCTTAAAAGAGATTGAGGGTTATAGGATTTTATAAATGGAAGTGCAGATAGTTTTTGATTGCGAAGAATTGCTAAAAAAGTTTGAATTCTTAAAACAAGATAAAGGAAATTTAAGACGCAAAATCACAAGAGCAATATTGCAGCCTTTAAAATCAAAAACACGAAAACGGGTAAAAAAAATATTCAAGCAGGTAACCGGAAGAACCGCAAGGAATACCGACACATGGGCTTTTAAAGACGGATCAGGCCGCCTTTTTTTAGGAACATTTTACGGAAGACTTAAAGAAGGTGATTATTTTATAAGGCCGAAAGAAAAGGAATTTTTAAAATTTAAAATCGGCGATAAATGGTTTATGAAAAAAGACAGCGTTTTTATAAAAAAAGTAGATGTTACAGCTTCTATCTGGAAAGAAGGCACATCGGATGCAGTAATGAAAAGAATAGCAGAGGATACAATGAAATTTGAATTTGATAAGTGGAGAAAAAAATAAATGGATGCAGATTTTTACGAGCTACAAAAAAACATAAAAGATTATATTACAGAAAACTATAAGCCTCTTGCTTCTTCGCTTTACAATTTAAGCCCTCTTGATAAGTCTATAATGAGCTTTCCGGATATAGATAGGGATCGGGCAAAAAAAGTATTGTACTTTGACTATGACGATTACTCTTTTGAAGTATTAACGCTCGAAAGCGCCCTTTTAACCGGGTATCTTGATTTGTATATCACGCTACGGGGCAGTGCGCCGCCTCAATCAATGACAGAGGAGGTCTCAAAATATACAACAGTTTTTTTTAAACTGATTGACGATGAAAAAACACTAGGCGGAATTGTAGATGAGGCTGTTACCGAAAAAATAAATTTTTATGATCACGTAGAAGGTAACATCAACTATAAGGCCGCAAAATTAAAAATAAAATTTTCAAAGGAATATAACTAAAAAAATACACCTATTATAGTGAGAGGAGTTAGAAAAATGATAACGGGAAATTCATTGAAAGTATACTTAGGCCTTGAATCGGCCGCCGGAACTTACGGAGAATTGGAAGGGGCATTTACTCACAGAATAAAAGTTGCCTCGGAAGGTTTTCAAGAAAAGTTTAATAAAAAAGATGAAGGGCTTTTAACCGGAGGAATTGCAACCGGTAAAGTTGCAACAATGAGCCGCAAGGTTGAAGGAGCATTATCAACGCTTTTGAGGCCCGATGACGCAGGCCTTCTTTTTTATTTGCTTTGTGGAAAAGAAATAACGGCAGCTCCGCAGGGGACAGAACAAAGCCTAGAACATTCTTTTGTTCCTATCGGAAATGATTTGACGGATAGTCTTCCTTCTTGCACGGTCGGAATTGATCGCACGGCCGAAAAAAACAGCTACTTAGGCTGTAAAATAAATTCTCTTTCCTTCTCGGCTCAGCAAGAAGACTACGTAAAGCTGGACTTAAACTTCATAGGACATCACGAGCTTATCAAAGAGCTTAACAATGTTGAGTCCTTAAAGCCTTCGGCTCAAAGAGCTTTTAAATTTTCGGGCGGAGAATTTAAAATTAAAGGTTCGGCCGTCGCTGATGTTACAAATATAAAATTTGAATACAACAACAGTCTTGAAAGCTCAACCCAAACTACAGCAACAGGCGAATTCTTTATAGAACCGGAATGCGGAGCGAGAGATATAAAGTTGGATATTGAAGTTTTGTACTCAAAAGAAAGCGCAAAAATAAAAAAGGATTATTATAAAAAAGATGATGATTTTTCTGTATCGCTTCATTTTACGAGCGCCGAAAAATCAAAAGAATCACGACCTTTTAAAATTGATATTGAAATCCCAGCGGTTCAATTAACAGAGCTTTCGGCCAATGTTGGAGGCTCTGAAAAAGTTATCCAAAAAATGAGCATGAAGGCTGTAGAAAACTTTGAAGATCCGCTTGTAACCGTTAAGGTTTACAATAACGTTGTTGCAAAATACGATGCTTAAAAAAAATAAGGAGTAAATAAATGGAATTAAAAGACATAGGCGAAAATTATATTTTTAAAACAAGAATTGATTTAAAAAACTTGGAAGGAGACAAGGATGATTATCTTATTTTAAGAGAACTTAACATGCAGGAAATGCACGGGCTCGACAAAAGAGAAGGTGAGGAGGCCTTAAACAAAAACTTAAAATACCTTGAGGGCCTTTTTAAAGACTGCCTTGTAGAACATTCTTTTACTAAAGAAGGCGAGCCGGCCTCTAAGGTTGAAGTTTACAATGAACTTAAAAAGACAGGCTCTCTTTTTATGGAAATTTTAGGCACATGGTTGGGCTCTCTCCCTTTCTCGGAGAGGCTGAGGAAAGAGAAATCAAAATAACAGGCCGCCTTTTTTTTAAGGGAGTAAACCCGGCTGAAGAGTCGGAGCTAAAACCGATTTGGGAGAAATGGTATCTTTTCTTTGAGCTTTTTTTGATGATTGCGGACAGGCAAAACGGAAACCTTATAAATCTTCCCTTTGACTGTTCCGCCTTTTCTCAGCCGTATAAGACTTATAAGATCATACAGTGTATTCAATCTTTGTATTTTGAAAAAATAAAAGAAGATTATGAAAACGCTAAGGGGTAGGCATGGCAGTTGCAAGATATGAGATAAACGGAAAATTTAACAACTCGGCTGTAAGTCAGGCACAAATAAGCTTAGCTAAACTTCAAAAGTCAGTAACAAACATAGCAGGAAGCCTTAAAGGTGTAATTATTGCTAAAGTAATGCAGGTTGGAGCTGCCGCAATTAACGGGGCTACAGATGCATTTAAAGAGCAAGAAGCACAACTTACAAGACTGAATACTTCCGTTAAAAATAATTCAAACCTTACGGCCGGAGCTTTTCAAAGACTTCAGGCCGAAGCAGATAAATTGACAAAATCAGGGGCTAGTATTTTTTCAGGGGAAGAGGTTACAAAAAATCAAGCTTACCTATCCTCTATGAAATTAAATGAATCACAAATAAATAGTGTGATGAAAGCTGCCACAGATTTATCAAGTACCGGAATAATGCCTTTAGATCAGGCGGTTAAGACCTTATCAAAAACTTATTCAGGCAATGCAGGTAAATTAAAAGAGCTTAATCCGGCTATAGCAAGCCTTACGGAAGAACAATTAAAAAACGGAGATGCCGTCTCTATTATAGCCGAGCAATACAAAGGCATGAACGAAGCAATGGCCAACACCGAAGCAGGGAAAGCACGGCAAGTCAAAAATACTTTCGACGACATGAAAAAAATAATAGGGGAAATTGTTTTAAGCATTAAAAATATTTCCTTTTCTTATATTTTAAAACCTCTTAAAAACATTACAAATTGGCTTTCAGAAAACAAAGACAACTTTATTAATTTTTTTAGAAACCTTCCCGAAATAGCAAGCCTTTCATTTTCGGTTTTGGATAAAATGATGAAAAAAGTTTTTACTTTTGAATTTTTATGGTTATCTTTTAAACATGCAATAAAAATTATAGGGACACTATTTGGCTCCCTTTTAGCTGTTCTTCTATCTACGGTTGGAGCAGTTGCCAACATCATTTGGCAACCGCTGCGTTATGGTTTTGAGCTTGTAATTTACGGAATAAAACAGGCGTTCTATGCTGTCATGAATTTTTTTGTAGACGGATTAAATAATTTGTTGGATAAAATAAATTCGGTACGGGAGTTTTTTGGAAAAGAAAAAATAGAAAAATTTGAAAAATGGGGGAAAGAAGACAACAAAAAACCTGAAAATAAAATTTGGGACAATATAAAAGGCGGTTTTAAAAATTTAGGCGACACTGTCGTTAACAGCGTTTCTGCTGTTTCTGAAACGATAAAAGAAGCCGGGGCGGATTATGGAAATTTATTTAAAGATGAGTTTAAAGAATTTTCTGATAAGTTTGGTAATATAATGGCTAAAACTTCTGATAAAAACAAACAAGGAACAGGGAAAAAAGAAGGCGGAGACGGAGAGGATCCGCCGTCTACGTCTCCTCAAGAAAAAGAAGATAAGACTGATCCTTTTAAAGAACTTTTTGACACCGTAAAAAACGCAGGAGGAGCCGTAGGCTGGCTTGGCAATGTTGCAGAAAGAGTTGCAGAAACGGGAAATCCTTTAATAATAATAGTTGAACTTTTAAAAATAGTATTAGAAGGAATGATTGAAATGCTAGGCCCTATTTTAAATTCAATTCTTGCTCCTTTATTTGGAATTTTAAGAGTTATAGGAAAATTCTTAGGAATAGTCTTGACACCTCTTTTAAGAATTTTAGAACCGATACTCCGTCCTTTAATAAAAGCCTTTTTATTCCTATATAATAATGTTCTAGTGCCAATAGGGAATGGTCTGATTTTTGTATTTAATTTGGTTTATAACGCCATAGCAGGTTTTATAAACGGAGTGTCAACACTTGTCCGCATTATAACCTTCGGCGCTGTTGATTTAGGGAGAGCAAGCTATAGATCATTAAACGAAGGTCGACTTGAAAAAATATCTGAAACAGAATTATCAACGGAAGGTAGGGCGGCTTTAAAAGCAGGAGGAGCCTCCGGATCTCAAAATGCTTCTGCCGGAGCTTCTGCCGCAGTTGCGGCAAAACCTACAGAAATTAACATACATTTTAATCATTCATTCGTAAACGGTGATGCTAGAGAGATAGCGTTAAAGTTACGAGAAGAAATTAAAGAAGCCGAAAAAATGGGGTATTAAATGAAAGATAAATATAAATTAAAAATAAAATTTCAAGGGCTCGATTGGAAAGAATACAATTTTATTCTAAACGATTTTTCAATAACTGAAATTTTGCACAAAGATTTAAAACCTGCCGACGCTTCCAGTCAATTAAGTTTATTGCCGAACATAGAGTTAAACAATTTGCTTTTAGGAATGGGAGAATTTGATGTACAAGCTCAAATTATAAAGAACGGTAAGATTTTTTTTACAGGTTATTTAAAAAAGAATTTTACAATTCCAAAAGCGCAAAAATTACAGCCCGTAAAAATAGAAATTGTTTCAGGCGGATATTTATTGAAGCAAAAGGTGGGACGAGATGTTTTTATTAAGACAAAAAAAACGGTAAATGCTACAATAAAAGAAATATTAGACCTTGCCGGAATAAATCATAAGCCTATTCCTCAAATAAATGATATGCTTTATGGTGTACATTTAAAGCCTAATGACTCTTATCATAAAATCTTAACCGAGATTCTTTTTGAATACGGTTATACTTTTGTTTTTGACAATGAAGGAAAACTTGATTTTGTAAATCTATTTTTAAACAATCCTCAATCAGAGCATTTAATAAATGGCCGAGAGTGCTTAGACTTAATAAGTCTTAATCATGACGAAAGAAAAAAAACGGAAGTATCAACAGACTGGGCGGGCGTTGAAATTGTAGAAGACTCTTATGCATTTAAAGAGACGGCAGGCGCTCAAATGGGCTATTCTTGTTATATAGAATTGCTCCCGGCCGCCTATTATAGAGGAGCACCAGACGGAATCTATATTCCATACCAAAGCAATCAAGGCGAAGTTATTTTTGCTGAAAATGTAACTCTTGAAATTGATGGGGACATGTCTAATATCGCCGTTCAAAACTTTGAGCCTTTAAATACGAAAGCTTTTATAAAAGTAAAAAATACGGATAACAGTTTTTCAAATTGGATAAGAAAACTTAATTTTAAGGCTGAAAAAGTTTATGTAAAAAAAACTAAAAATAAAGCAAAGGCCGCAAACAACACAACAAACGATAAAAGGTTAAATGTTCAAGCTAAATATATTTATACGAAAGTTAGGGCGGAACTTTTATCAAAAGATTTATTAAACTATTATAATCTTTCAAATATAACATACAAATTTAAAACAATAAAAGATTATAAGCTGGGATCTGTTGTATCTATTCAAGATAGAAATATTGGCACAGGTGTAGTAAGGATTTTAGAAAAGAAAATAAATGTTCTTGAAAATTATATAGAATATACAGCCGAGACTGTCGGGGCTTACACGCCGCCGACCAAAACAGAATCAGAGATAGAGGCAGAGCCTCAACCACCACAGGACGGTAAAGACGGAAAAGACGGGAAAGAGGGAAAGCCAGGACAAGGCGCATTTTTTCCGCATGGAGATAAAAAAATAATTCATTTAAATTTTGATGAGTCTAAAAAAACAAAGCCAGCTCCAAATCCATCTTTTACAGCTTGGAAGTCGAAGATAATCGAATATGATTGTACGGATAAACAAGAAATCAAGATGACTTTTGAAGAAGCTTTAAATAATGTAATTATTTTATCGGGAGAATTAAAAAACGATTTTACATTAAAATTATTTTTCGACAAGCGAACCGGAAACGGTTCGAAACAGTATTTAATTGTTTATAAATTGACAGGTAATTTTAATGTGACAATTCAAACCGAAGAACCTGCAACTAATAAAATCTCGCAAAACATAAACGCCGAAACATTTGGCCTAGGCTGCTATGCAGTCGTAGATTTTAGAGGAAACGTGTGGGCTTTTGAGGGGAATATTAAGCAATCCTTGATTGATGAGATTTTACAGCACACAGAAAATAAACTTAAAAATAATGCACAACAAACAATTACTAATTTTAAGAATGAAATAAATAATTTTTATCTTGAAGAAAAAAATAAAATGCTTAATTTTATTCAAGAAAAAACGAACGAACTAGAGAACGCTCACAAAGACCGCTTAATCAAAGAATCAGGCCCTATCGGCGAGGTAAGATACTTTACAAATAAAAAACATACTTACGGCTATTTATATGCAAACGGGTTTTCTTTTATTCCGGAACTTTACCCCGAGTTTTATCAATTTTGGCTTGAAAATTTCGGAGACAAGAAAAAGAAAAACTACCTAGGCTATGACGCTTTCGGCTATCCGAAACTGCCTGACTTGCGGGGTGTTGCATTAAGAGCCGTCGATGACGGAAGCGGCCGAGGCGGCGCAACCTTGGCACTGGAGTATCAGAGAGACGCTATAAGGAATCTTAAGGGACGAGTCGGAGTGCAAGGAAATGACGGCTATCCCAATATTACCACAGGCGTCTTCCACACTATAGACACGGGACATATTGACTCCGGAACGTCTCAAGGCAGCAGTTATTTACGGTTGTTAGGATTTGACTCATCGAGAGCAGTCCCTACAGCCGAAGACAATCGAGTTAAATCATACGGGGTATACCCCTTTATTAAAGTTATATAAGGAGATAAAAAATGACAAATGAACAAGTAATCGAAGCCGTCAATCGGCTTACGGAAGCCTACAACGCTTTAAGAGATACGTTTAACACCGACTTTGCTGAAGTAAAAAGGCAAGCAGCCATTTTACAACCGCTTTACAAAAACGGCCAGATAATTTGGGACGGCCGAGAAGACTTTCAAATGACGGATGAACCTCTTACTAATTTAATTGGTGTTGGGACAGGGGCGGTTTCTAGGTACGGGAAATGGAGCGCTCAATATATGGTAAAGATAACAGGACATACACCGATTTCAAATTGCGAAACTCAAACGCCTACAAATTACATTGTTTTAAAAGTAAAATTGCCCGAAAACAAAGACGGAACGTTTTTTTTAAAAACTACAAACGCCGATAACTGGAGCCACGGTATAACAACAGCATGGATGTGTAATTCCGACAAAAGTATAAAAAAACTATTAGGCTCTCAAGTTGCAGATAAACATGCTGATTATGCTAAAAGTGTTGTATTTAATCCAAAAAATCAAGACGCATGGGACTCAAGATATTATCAATGGATAGCCTTTAATTACAACAAAGAAGACATAATAAAAGATGATGAAGGCTATTCTTATATAGCATTGTCTTGCTCTGCTAGCACTTGGTATATCGGAGGATGGGCGGTTGCAGAAAGAAACACGGGCTTTATGTGGACACCTGCAAGAATTTTTGATTTAGAGTTTTATAATCCAACAAGCAAAAGTACTCACAATTCACTAGCGGGTGGTCTTACCCTGTCTTATTTTGCTGCGAATAAAAAACATACAAATGTAAGAATCCCATATTCAAAGACAGGAAATTTAATAATAGGCATTTTGTGCGTGACAGATCATTATACTCCCAATCCCATATTTTCAGGATTTAAAACAAATACTGAATTTTCTTTTGATAAAATTGTTTGCGGTAATTTTGCAAAAATAAAACAAAACTTACCCAATTATCAATGGGGCTTTGTTCATGTTCCTGAAAATGAAGTAATTCAAAATACGGTAGAAATTAACGGCCTTAAACTTTTGCAATTTAATATTGATGTTCCGGAGAATGAAAGACATTTTTATTTTGCCGGAATGTTCACAGAAACAGAGGTGTAAATCATGGAAGCAATCAACTACGCAAACGGTGCAAATATGACCTTACCCGCAGACGCTCAAATCGTTCAAGGCGTTTCGGGTAATGCCGTCTACTTACCGGCGGGGGCTGGCACCATGCCTATTGCCGGAAACAGGAACGAACTTACTATCTCTCTTTGGCGTCAATGGGACGGAGTCGTAGAAGCAGACTACTACAGGGGCATTTTTTCAACAGCGAATATTAAAGCCTACTTTGACCAAGCAACGGACTTTTTAACCGTGGAGCTTGCAGGGGCTAAAACCGTAACCGACATTAAAGACTACCAAGAACAGACGCACTGGTGTTTTCTTTTTTCAAAGAACGGCTTTTTCAAAATCTACAAAAACGCAGAATTAAAAGCAGAACTTACTACAGGCAATTACCCCGTGGACTTTTCCGAAGGCTTCACGCTCGGAGGCGGAAGAACGCACGCTACTTTTGACGAAGTGCTTGTTTATGTCGAAGTATTAAAACAAGAATTCATCAATGGCCTTTATCATATTGTAAGCAAGGGTACGGTTCTGGGACACGTTGAACATTTAATTGAACAAAGCGTCCCGCTCCACACCCCTCGCTATTTAGGAACCGTTAAAACTCCGCCTGAAGGTGGGAGGGTAAATATTGCCCTCGGCCCTAAAAACGGATTTAATGAAGCCTCAATAGGAGATTGGATTTTAATTATTGAACCCTTGGCACAGTACCAGAAAGGTTGGTGCTATAGATGGACGGGTTCTGTTTGGCAGAAGCTGGATCCTCCGGCAAACTATACCGCAGAATACTCAGCGTGTTTAAAAGACCAGCTTGAAAAGTGTAAAGATTTATTTGGAGACACCAATTTTTTCGGCTCGGTTTTTTGTCAATTTTTAGGCTTTAATAAAGCCGTAGGGGAATCTCTTGCTGCTAATACAGCCCTTTTAGACAATTTGACGGTAAAGAAACTTCTAGTTGATAATGACACAAACGATCCGCTAGACTTTGAATTGGCTATAAATAGGGATGTCGGAATTTTAGCAAAGAATAACGGAAAGACTGTTTTTGAAGTAAACCCTTTAGGTAATATTTATGCTAAAAATGCAACCTTGATTGATGGCTTTTTTAGCGGAGAATTGGACACGCCAACTTTAAAACTCTTAAAAAAGGAACCTGAAAGTATTTTGATAGAAATAAAGCCGGGAGAAACCGCCCAAATTTTATTTAATAAAGTAGGGGGTAGGCAACAAAAAAGAGTTCAAGGAACTTTTAAAGGCTCTAAAATTTTACATATTACAATATATAAAAAAGCAAAAATTTCAGTAAATTGGGAATATTATTCTAAAGGCGGATTTGGATCGGGTCACTGGGTAGATGTAAAATCAGAAGAAGATTATTATCGCGTAGACATTCAAACAGAAAAGGGATTATATTCCTATGGAAATTTTCAAAGACCTGCACCTCAAGGATATTTAAATGCTGAACAAGATAACTTTAAATTCGGATACTGGAGCTATAACGATAGTTATCTTTTAAAAAACTTTGATGATAATCTTCAGTTTACGGAAATTGGGGGAAAAAAGACCTTTATGCTTTTTAATTTGCCAACAATAAAACCTAATGAAGCCAATATTGTTTGGGTTGATGCGAATGGTGTATTAAGATTGACTTCATAATTTAATAATTATTTTATTATCTTGAGGCAAGCAAATATATTGAAATGGTATATCTAACAAGGGTTTGTCTTTAACTTTTATTTTAATTTTTAAATTGGAAGAATATACGCTTATATTTGTGGAGTCTGATTTTTTTGGAATATTGTTACAATCATCAAATAAATTATTTAATTCATAAATGTTTATATCATAAATTGTTTCATTTACAATTGTATAAATTGTTGGATTGTTATTTTCTAAGGTGCATAAATTATCGGAAATAAAATTTAGATGATTTCGTGTAATATTTAATTGTTTTACGGAATGATTAAGTTTATTTGGAGCAATAAGAGAGACGTTAATAGAGCTGTGAGGATATAAATTTATTCTTCTATTTTCAACAATATTATCTACATACAGCTCAGCATAAAAATCACTATTATTTTGAATAACTATTTTTTGAGTAGGTTGCATGCACCCCGCAAGCAACAGCGCTATCAATCCAACAAAAACAAACAATTTTTTCATTTTTTCTTTCTCCTTATAAATTATCCTATCGATATTATAATAGTATTATTATTTAATGATATATGTATTTTTGATCTCTTCAAGGATCCACCCTGATTTTCATTCAAAAAATAATCATCTCCAATTTTTTCTATTTTTTTATATGTAGAGCCTCCAATCACAATAGTTTCATTTGTATCAAAAATTATATTTTTAACCGAAAGAGGTATAAAGGTCTTAATAGTATTATCTCCTTGGGAAAGATTTATTGAATCCGCTGGGACGCCTACGGCTTGAGCTAAAATAAATTGATTTTCATCAAGAAGTTTTAGAGGGCAAACCCCATTTATAACCTTATAAGAATATAAATTATCGTTATCAAAAATCGTTATTTTTTCTTTAGTTTGCTGTCTTTTTAAAATGTTTGTACTTGGTTTTTTTATTATACAGTGAAAATATCGCTCCCAAGAACGGCTAGTGATGTCATTCGGTTGAAGTGTTAGAAATTCAGAAGAATAGTTTTGTGCAAATTCAATATAAACAGTCTTAGATGATTTGTTTTCTATAGTCATTACTCCTTTTTCTTTCTTACCGCAAGAAGTAAACATAGAAAGGGCACACAAAATAATTAAGACAATCTTTTTCATTTTTTTTCTCCTTTTTTTAAAAATATTTTACATTTTAGTCAAAAAAATGTCAATAAGTCTACCTATTATAGTGAAAGGTTTAAAAAAAACAGGAGCATATTTTAAATGGGAAATTTGGACAAAATACCGCCCATTGGCTGGGTGGTCATTTTAATATTCGGGCTTATCGTGATTCCGGCACTTTTTGTTTTACTTTTTTTATTTTTAAAAAAAGGCGGGAAGATGTCAATTTTAGGGCAGACGATAGAAGTATCTGAAGGTGGTAAAATTCAAACGATAGACAGTATCGGTTTGATGTATTTGATGAAAGATAATTGTGAAAAGATTGAGCTTCTAAGAAAAGAGCGTATAGAAGACATTTTGCCGGATTTATCTTATCTTTTAAGTGATATAAGCGTTCTGGCCTGCTGTATGTACAGGGCTGAATCAATTCTAAACAAACGGCTTTATAAAAACGGCTTCGAAGATCTAACGGTAGATACCGTAAATATTTACATAAAGCAGCTTGCAGAAGAATTATTTATAAGGTTAAACAAAGAAATTATACGATCTAAAACTTGTACTACTAGGCCTTTAAATGAAGTAAAAAAAGAAAAGATTTTTTTTATTGCTCAAGATTTTACAAAAAGAGTTACCAAAATTTACCTACTGGAAGTAAAAAGCAAGGCGGATATGTATTTAAACTATAAGCCGCTTTTTGAAAAAATAGGGGATAAGATAAGGGCAGATTTTTGCCGTGATAAAATGGAAAAAAAATTAAAACAGGCCGAAAACTTGAGGGCTGTTTTGGAGAAACTCTCAAAGAGGGTATTTTAATTTTTAAGGAGAATAAAAAATGACGTTAGACGAATTTGTAAAAAAATACAACGGTAAAAAGGTAGACTTTGACGGTCAATACGGCTGCCAGTGTGTCGACTTATTCCGTCAATATTGCTCTGATGTTTTAAACATACCGCATACCGGCGGCGTTATCGGTGCTGCTGAGCTTTACACAAAATATGAAAAACTGCCTTTAGAAATGAAATATTTTGAAAAAATTGAATTCAAAGGAACGCCGCCTATTGCCGGCGATGTTGTAATTTTCAAACCGACTAAAAAAAATGGGTTTGGCCATGTTGCCATTGTCTTATCTGCTGATAATTTATCTATGACAGTTTTTGAGCAAGACGGGTATGCTCAAACAGGAGCCTATATAATCGAGCGTAAGTATTACAACACCTTAGGTTTTTTAAGAAAGAGAGAGGAAATCAATGACTGAAGACATAAAGCTATTACATGGTGATTGTATCGATCTGCTTCCTAAAATCCCTGACAGTAGTATTAATTCTATCATCACCGATCCGCCTTACTTTATCGGAATGACTCACAATGGACAGCGGGGGACTTTTAATGATCTTGCTATCTGTAAGCCTTTCTATGAAAAGCTTTTTACGGAATATAAACGCATATTAAAACCGGACGGCTGTGTTTATTTTTTCTGCGACTGGAGAAGTTATGCGTTTTATTACCCGATTATGTACGGCATATTAGGTGTGAAAAACATGCTTGTGTGGGATAAAAAAGCCGGCCCCGGTAACTTTTATACCTATCAACATGAACTCGTTATTTTTACAACAAAACGAAACAGTTTTAATGTAAAAGGCACGTACAGTGTAATATCGGCCGTGCAATCTTTTTGCTCCGGAGCAAAAAAAACAAACGGCGAAAAATTACATCCGACGCAAAAACCTATAGCACTTATTGAGAAATTTATTTTACATAGCACAAACGAGGGCTATACCGTACTTGATACCTTCATGGGTTCCGGCACAACCGGTGTTGCCTGTATAAAGACCGACCGCCGATTTATCGGTATGGAGTTAGATGATGAGTATCTTGGTATTGCAAAAACAAGGCTTGAAAATGCCATAAAAGAAAAACAACAAGATTTATTTTATGAAGATAAAGAGGTGGTAAATGAATGAAAAGATTTTTTTTATTTTTATTATTTGTATTTTGCTTTTTAGTCTTTCCTCTTGCTGCACAAGAAGCGGAATACACAATCACGGAAACGGAGCTTATCCGGTTAGAGAAAATCTCGGAAAGCTGGGAGACGAACAGACACAATCAGCAGTTACAAGTACAGAACTTAAAAACGAGATTGACCGAAGCCTTGACGAGGTCGGAAGCCTTGAAAAATCAATTACAGACGGAGCGAGAAACCTTGAAGAGTTTAAGGCAATCTTACGCAGAATACGAGAACGGGGTAAATATGGAACTGGAATTAAAAACAAAACAGATTGAGAAGTTAAAAAAGCAAGGGTATAGATTAAAACTAGCCCTTGTAGTTTTGTCTTGTATTTTAGGACTTTTGATTTTAGGCGGTATTGTGTTTTTGATTTTGAAAATGAAATTAAAATTTTTATAAATCATAGGAGGGTTTATATGAAAAATAAGTTTATGTTTTTTGTGATTATCGGCCTTGTAATTCTTTCGATTTTTATCGTAAATTACGGCCAGTCAATTACAACTGACTGCATCGGAGCAGTCGTCGGCTTAGCGGGGGGAGCCTTGGCGGTGTTTGATACCGTCAAATACTCTAGGCGTAAGATTGTACTTATACCGCTATGGATAGGGATTTTAATTTTAATAACAATTGGATTTATACAATTTAAAGGCGTTATTATTCTTGCAGCTTTCGGATTTGCAGCCCTCGGATTGTATATATTTTTAAGATTAAGAGAGTGATTTTTAAAAAAATGAAAATTAAAAGGCAAGATAAAAAAAATCTTGCCTTTTTTTATTTTAATCTTTACTTTATCCGCTTTCTATGTTAATATTTCCTATAGCAACTGTCGACTAAACTGTCGACTAAACCGAAAATATTGGGTAGTTTTTAGCCGTTTTTGGCGAAAAAACCGCTCAAAACGGTTTAAAACGTCTAATTACTAGAGAACTAGAGTACTGGGGGACTTGGGGTCCCCGGTTCAAATCCGGGTTGCCCGATAAAAACTTCGTTTTTTAAAAACGAAGTTTTTTTTTGCCCATAAAAAAGGCAGTCTTTTAAGACCGCCCCTTATCTTTTAGTATCCGAATACGAGTTTTAGTGTTGCTTCGGCTCCGGTTCCTTTAAAACTTCCTGTAAATGAAGGAGATGCTGCCGAAACTGCTGTTTCAAGTCTAAATACTCTTGTTTCCAAGAAAAGCCCTGCCGTATTTTTCCATACCCTGTCTTCACGGCTCATTCCGATGTAGGCTCCCAGAACCTTTAAAAATCGGCTTTCCAATTTTACTCCGGCATCTACATAAAAAGGTTTATAACAATGACAGCCTATACTTGGAGTAATAATCAAATAATCGTTAAAAAACGGCCTTATATCCGAGCTTACTGCAAGCTTTAATGGCCTGAATATCTTTTTTGTAGGCAAATCATAGGCTAAATTTGTCTCGGTAAAAGATCCGCTGGGAGGCTTTATTTGAGATGCTTGATCAGGTGTTATCAAATTATTCATATATTGAATCAGAGATTCCATTTTAAAATCGCCTTCATATATTTTCGAAAGACCTTTATTTAGTCTGGCCGGAAAAATAGGAATATTTATGATATTAAAATTTAGATTAGCAAGTTCATTAAAAGTATAAGTACCGTGAAAATTAAAATCGACACCGCCACTTGATAAAATATCTCCTATATCGAATGCTGTGTTATTTCCAAATATGGGAAGATGAGAGTATATATTTAGTTTTAGCTTACCTCTTGCAGCTATACTTCCTGTTACAGGGTCATTGATAAACTCGTAATCTCCCATATCCGATTCCATATAAAGTACCGGTATAAAATAAGAAGTGCTCACTCTAAATTTAAATGAATTAAATCTCATACCGTAGAAAATACCCGTATCTGCAAAGCCTTGTGATATTCCCGTTATTTTTCCGTTAAAGCTGTTTGAAGAAAGATTTCCCTTTGCTGCAAAGTCGATTAAATTTTTAGGAATATTTGAAAAACCGTAACCACTTGCTTTTATAAAAAAACCGAATTCTGCTTTTGACTTTATATAAATATCCAAATATATATTTACGGCTGCGTTTCCGGATTCGCTGAATCCTGTTTTAGGCAATGCTTTTGACATATCAGATAAGTCAATTTCAAGAGTGTTTTTAAATAAATCGGTAATTTTAAAATAAGAATTTGATGCTCCAACTTTAATATCGATACCGAATGCAAATGCCTTTCTGCCGTTTTTTAAAAAAGGCTCCTTAGGAGGGGGGGCGGTTTTTTCTTCTTCTTCGTTTATGGCAACAGCTTCCGATATTTCAGGTTCATTATTTTCAATCTCGGCTTCACTAGTTGCTTCATCTTCAGCTGCAGAAGAAAAATAATCTATTCCGTTCCTGTTTCTGATTTCGTTGAGCATGTTTTCAGTTTGCTCGTTGATACCGTCTTCAGAATACACATTTACACAAATAAGTGAAATTATAGTGAGTATAAAAATATATTTTTTCATTTGTCTTTCCTTCTAAAGCTGTTATACTTTAAGCATATCTTATGATGTTCTAAGAGGTAAGATAATATCAATTTTCTCTATATAAATCAAGCAGATATGAACATATTTATTTATATAAAGGATGTTATATAAAGGATTGACATTTTTTCTTTATATATTGATATATTCTTGTATTTATGATAGCATTTAAGGTATGAGAATTCTAGACAAATCACTACCGTTATTATTAAAACGAATTTCGGAAAAATATCCCAACATAAGAGCCCAAATGTTTAAGGGCGAAGATAAGGAATTTAAGAGTCTTTCTTATAAAGAGCTGTATGAAATTTCTCTTGATTTTGCAGCAGGCTTGCTTTCTATAGGTGCAAAACCAAAAGACCATATAGGTCTTATAGCCGACAACCGCAAAGAATGGCTTCATGCAAGTTTCGGTATTATGAATATCGGGGCTGCCGATGTTCCTCGTGGCTGCGATGCTACCGAGCAGGAAATTATCCACATTCTTTCTTTTTCGGAATGTAAATTTGCCGTATTAGAAAATGAAGCTCAAATTCGAAAAGTCCTTGTCCATCTGGCAGAAATACCCCTGCTGGAGTCTATAATCAGTATTGATAATGTTGATTTTAAAAAACTTGAAGAAGATTTCAATCTAAAAGAAAGAAAAATAGAATTCCATACCTATGCCGACATTATTGACTTGGGTAAATCGGCTAGAGTTGAAGGTAAATTTAAGCCTGAAGAATATGCTGAAAATGTAGATACCGATGATTTGGCTTCAATAATTTTTACATCAGGCACAACGGGCAATCCTAAGGGTGTTACAATGACCCATAGGAACTTTATGACTCAGCTTATGGAGCTTCCCGATAGGATTATCCTTAAGCCCGGTCAAAAGGCTATTTCGGTTCTTCCGGTTTGGCATTCCTTTGAGAGAGCTTGCGAATATGTTATAATAATTTCTGGCGGTACTATCGCTTATTCAAAGCCGATAGGAAGCGTTCTTTTAGCAGATATGTTAAAGATAAATCCGACTCTTTTCCCCTCTGTTCCGCGAATTTGGGAAGCTGTTTATGACGGTATTTTTAAGGTGATGAAAAAAAGAGGCCGTCCTCTTTATTACCTTTTCTTGTTCTTTGTTGATGTGGGAATAAAGACAATGCGTCTAAAACGCAGGGTTACGGGACAGTGCCCGCATTTTCAAAAAAGAAGTAAGTTTATATACCCAATCTTGGCCATACTCCCTCTTTTGTGTATTGCTCCTATGTATTATATCGGTGATTTGCTTATTTACCGCACAATCCGCAAGAAATTCGGTAAATGTTTTAAAGCCGGTGTTTCAGGCGGAGGAGCTTTGCCTCCCAATGTTGACGAATTTTTCTGGGCAGTTCGTATAAATGTAATGGAAGGTTACGGTATTACCGAGACTGCTCCCGTTATTTCGGTGCGTCCGATGCCTAAACCTGTGTTTGGAACACTGGGTAAGCCGCTTGCATGTTTTGAGTCAAAAATCATCGATAAAAACGGAAACGAATTGCCTCATAACCGAAAAGGTTTGCTCCTTGTTAAAGGCGATGCCGTAACAAAGGGCTATTATAAAGATCCTGAAAGAACTGCGGAAGTTATCGATAGGGACGGTTGGTTTGATACGGGCGATCTTGCAATAAAGACAATCGACGGCGAGCTAATTCTTAAGGGCCGCAGGAAAAATACAATAGTTTTAAGGGGCGGTGAAAACATCGAGCCTGTTCCGATCGAGGTAAAATTGCAAGAGTCTCCCCTAATTTCAATAGCGGTTGTCTTGGGTCAGGACCAAAGGTCTTTGGGGGCTTTGATAGTTGTTCATAAAGAAAACCTCCAATCATGGGCTGCAAATAACGGCTTACGGAATGTTCCTGTTTCTGAGCTTGTACACGACTCTAATGTACAAAAAATGTATGAGGCTGAAGTTGCAGAGCTTGTTAACTCCAAAACCGGTTTTAAACTCTTTGAAAGGATAAACAAGATTGTTCTGCTTCCTGAAGAGTTTCAAGCAGGAAGGGAACTGTCTGCAAAGGGCGAGATGATGCGTCATAAGATAAATCAGCTTTACCGAAAAGAAATATACGAGCTCTTTAAATAAGCCGTTAAAAAACTGTATAAAGTTTTAGTAAAAAGCCCTTATAAGATGATTTTCTTATAAGGGCTTTTTTATGTTTAGAAACCAATTATGCAAAAAAAAGAACCCAAATATTGGGTTC